TGCCCACTCAGAGTGTGAGCGCCTTGTTCCATCCTTACGTACCTTAGCTTGAGGCATGGGTGCGCTTGGGTTAGCAAACAGAAACACTAGCTCGATGTCATCAGGAAGAGCTTTGTTAATCCAGATATACTTACTATACTCTGCACTGTCCCAAAACCTGCCCTTTGCTTCAAGCAATATCTTCTTGCCGTCAATAACTCTAACAAAGTCAGGCTCGTATTTGTGGCTAATAGTGTACTCAACCTTATCAACATGATGCTCCCAGTCATCTAGGATTCCTGAGTGAAGTTCATATTCCCAGTTAGAGTCATAACCCTTAACTAGGTTTTTCTCTACTGGTCTTTTGACTCTTGGTTTCCTAAAGCCCTTCCTAACTTTTTTCAATGTAGTGTTGCCTCCCTGCGTTCAAGCTCAACGCTGACTAAAAGCAGTAGTGCTTCTAAAAACTGCTCGTCAACATCAGCGATTGTCTTGTTTGAATTATATAAGTAGCTTCCTATAGCTATTATAGCGTCTTCTATTCCTAGCGTTTCGACATCTTCCACACTATGTCCTCGCTTGTAATGTCTTCTATTTCTTTATCTGGGAATATTTTTAGGAGCTGCTTTATCTTTTTGTTTAGCCACTTGTCTGTATAAAAGCTAAGCCTTAGTTGACCCTGACCCCAAATATGTTTCTGGTCAGGCAGCATTTCTTCCATGTTATGTTCATTAATCTTATCAGCTTCTACTTCGTCAACCAAAGACCTCAGCCACTCAAGCTGAAGTCTTTTAGATTGCTTGTAGATTCTTTTGCTTTTCCTACGATTCATAGTACTTCATCCACCTTGGGTTCTGCTACGACTTGAGTTAGATATGTATAGCCTGTAGAATATTTAAAAGTTCTAAGGCCTTCGCCATCGTTAGCATCTTTGTGACATTCGTGTTTATACTTACACCACGAACAACCTTTAGGTAACTTCATATTACCTTTCTTTCCATCAGGTATGGGAGTATAACATAGTTGAGGCGGTTTGTCAAGTTTTAATTCATCTAATAGGGTAGTTATTTTAGTATTGATGTTGGGTTTATCTAAGTCATCGGGAGTGTACATACACAGCTCACCGCTTTCTTTGTTGATAACTAGGAAGCCGCCCTCATCTGTACCCTCTGCTTCTTCATACCCTGCAAGCTGTCCGAGATAACCAAAGGGGTCATCAGCGGCTAATGTGCCGTTCTGAAACTTATTGAATGCAAATCTAGAGGCAGACTTAACGTCAACCACTTCGCCATTAATCTTACAGTCCATGTGTCCAACAATGCCGTTAACCTTAACTTCTTTTTGCTCATCGGTTACATTGTGTCCTGCCATACGAACAAGCATTAACACAATCTCTTCAAGCACATGACCATACAAAAACTTAATCTGTGTAGCCCCATCAACAGAGCCACGACCATTGGGGTCTCGTTTCTCAAACCACATCTGACGAGACGGCTTACCTACGTTAGACATTCTAACAGTGAAATCAGTGTCACGCTTACGGGGTGTAGCCCAGTGCATAATAGCTTCTTTCATTGAGGCCATAGTTTCATCAAGCGCCTCCTCCGTTATTGGAAGAGGCTCGCCATCTGAAAGCTTTTCTAGCATATTATATATGTCAGGTACTATAGTGTTAAGCTTGCTCATAATCTAACTCCTTAAAGGCTTTGATTACATCACTTGAAAACAGTTTTTGTAGGTTTAGCAAATACATTTGACTTGCTCTGTTGTCGCCACCTGAAACTGTTTTGAAACTGTCTAGACCTTTAACAATCTTCTTGAGGGTCTTAGTGTTAAACACCAGTGTACAGTATTCATCATCACCAATACATAAGTTATGAAACCAGTAGTCTGATTCAGTTGCGTCAATACCTGACGGCTTACCCCAAGACTTATACTCAATACAAATGTTACCAGTCTTTTGCCATAGGTCACGCTCTGATTTAACTTCTATCTTTTTGTTGGTGAGCATGTCTGCAATCTTATCTTCACGCACTTCACCATACTGTAAGTCTAGGTCGAATTTCTTTCTGTCTGCTTTAGTGGGTTTCATGCCAACCATCTCCGATGTTGTAGTCCCCATCAAGAGGACAGTTTAAGTTTAAGTTCTTACCTGCTTGTATAATAGCTTCTACTCCGAGCTTACCTACCTTATCTGCGACTGATGCTCGACACTCAATCTGCCATTCATCATGTACATTAGCCACAAACTTAGCATCTAACCGCATTTCTTTTATGCTGTTGTCCAGAATAACCAATGCTTCTTTCATAACTATAGCACCGGCTGACTGGAGTAGTGTGTTGAGTGCGGCATGTTCAGAGCGCACTGTAACCTTACGACCATCTAACCCTTTGAGGAAGCCCTTTTTGCTTTCTCGTTGTACTCGTTGGACAAGAGATTTAAATGATGGGAGACTATCAAGAAATGAGTTTCGTAGTTCTCTACCTCTTGCCTTGCCTTGCTTAGCCACTGACCCAAGCTTTGCATCTCCTGCTCCGTATAAAAGGGCATAGATGAAAGTCTTTGCCTGATTTCTAGATTCAAGTCCTGCAAGTTTTTGATTTGTAGTGTGGATGTCTCCGTTGAGAATTTCATTTGTGTATCCCTCATCGTTCATATAGTGTGCAAGCATTCTTAGTTCTAGTCCAGAAGCATCAATGCCCACCAGTTGATTGCCATCTTTTACAGTCCAACACTCACGACACTCCTTACCATAGGGTGAGTTAGTGCTCGGTATTTGAGCGGTGTTGGGATGGCTGTGTGTCATACGCCCTGTCACTGCACCATTGTGGTTAACGTATCCTCGTATCCTGTTGTCAGGTTCAAGTGCTTTAAGCCAACTATTAACCTGAGCCAAGCGCTTTTGAAGCATTAGATACTCAGCAATCAAAGCAGCTTCAGGTATGTTTTTAACCTTTGACAATGTACCCTCATCAACAATTGGCTGACCAGTAGGTGTAAAGTTTTTAGGCTTCCATCCTGCATCAACTAAGTACTCACCGATTTGTTTACGAGAGCCTAGATTGAAAGGTATAGATGTCTTACGAATGACATACTCTTTGGTTCGGTTCATCTCAGCCCACTCATCATCGCTAAGACGAACGCCTCTGTTATCAAAGTCTTGTCCAAGTTTAGACAGAGCACCAGATTTTGTGTACTTAGGATAGAGTGCTTGCTTTATAATCTTAGGTTTAAATGTTTCGTGGACTGTAGTCTCTACCTGAGACAGCTTATCTTGAAACATTGCAACTAACATCATAGCTTTCTTGGTGTCTAGCTCGAATCCGTTACGTCTTTGTTGGTCAATAATCTTAGCCACTGAATGCTCTAGTCTTACTGATTGTGGTGTGAAGCCACGACTCTCTTGTCGCAAAGCCATATACACTTTTGTATTCAGTTCTACATCACGCTTACAGTACTCAAGCATCTCTGGTGTGTAAGCATCCCAAGCATCTTGGTTGTCACCATAGTCACCTTTGTTAAACTTGAGGCGATAACCCCAAGACTCTAGACCATGTCCACCCTCACGGGTTGGTTTAAATAATCTAGATAGAACTAATGTGTCTACAATCTTCTTGTCGCTTAGGTCAATGCCCTCTACATCTTTAAGTGCAGGTAGGTCATAACCTAATAGGTTGTGTCCGATTAGCTTGGTAGCAGACTTTAGAAACTCATAGCCTTCTTCAAGCTGTGTATTGTCGAACGTAAACACATCTCCTGTGTCTACGTCCTGTGCTACAATACAGAATATCTTAGTAGGGCTGAGGCCGTCTGCCTCAATATCAAATACTATGTTCATAACTCATCTCCATCAAATGCACTGTAGTCATCTTCGCTAGGTAGCTCACATAGCCTACCTGTGTCTCCGTCATACATTAAGCTGCAGGCTACTCCAACGTCACCAGTATATCTAGACTTGAGTACTCGAACCTTAGTCGTTGAAGCTTCTACATCATCATCCGACTGTTGGTTACGCTCAAGAGATATAACTGCATCGCTAAGCTGAGCAATAGACTGACTGCCACGTAAGTGTGATAGTCCTGTTTCTATTCCATTCTCATGCCCTCGGTTTCCGTCAACCCTACGGAGGTGAGACACTAGTATCATACCTACACCTGTCTCTTCTACAAGAGAGCGAAGTCGGTGCATGATACTGTCAATAGCTTTACGTTCGTCACCATCTAGTGCTTGAAGTACAAGCATGTGGAGGTGGTCAACAACTACCCACTTACAGTCTAAGCCTACAATAAGGTAGCGAAGCTTGCTGAATATATCATCTAAGTGATTGACACCAAGGTGAGCATGAATCCAAACACGACCCTCGTTCTCACCCATGAATACCTTGCGGTAAACATCGAGCAGTTTGTCTTCGCCTACTTCATCTTTGACACTGTTGAGGTGTAGCTTGGCATTAGCTTCAATAGACATAATGCCCTCGGCAGTCCTAGCCCAGTTCTCTTCAAGGGCTACGATACCTACGTTGTCTTCAGTGTGATTGATAAGCCAGTGTTCTAGCTCTCTAGTTACACTAGACTTTCCTAGACCAGTGCCACCAGTAAGTGTTACTAGTTCACCTGACCTCATGCCCTCTAGCTTGGTGTTAAGACCATGCCAAGGATAAGGTATAGAGTCTTTCTTCTCAGTCTGAAGCTTACGATAAGCATCTAGCTGAGTAGATAGATTAAGAATACCAGATGGAGTATAAGTTTTAGCATCCCAGAAAGCACTGACAAAAGCAGTATGCTTCCGAGACTTAAGCATGTCGTTAGGGTCTTTGAAACCCTCTGGCAATGTCATCAACTTAGCTTTGTTAGGCTTGAGTAGCTTGGCAATAGCCTTAGCTCCCTGCTTACCAACATCGTCTGAGTCGAAACAAATAACTACAGTCTCAAAAGATTCTAGAAACTCTAAGCTATTCTTAACATCACGAGCACCTCCTTGTGCTCCCGACTTTATAGATACTACAGGCCACTTACTTCCGAGTAGTTCGTATGCCGCCATAGCGTCACACTCTCCCTCTACGATTGTAATAAACTTACCGCCTGATTTGAAAAGCTGTTCTCCGAACAACCCTGTTTCTTTGGAGTCACCTTGCCACGCAAACTGTTTGTTAGCTTTGCGAATCTTTGTGGCAACTTGTTCTCCGTTGTTGTAGAAAGGATATAGGTGGCTAGTAACTTGCCCGCCAACTGTGGTAGTAGATTTAACGCCATACTTTTTGGCTGTCTCTATACTAATATCACGGTCAGTTAGGGCATTGAAACTAGCACCGTCCTGTCTTGGTTGATAACTTTCAAAGTCCGTTACGTTATCTTGTTGCACTTCCGATGTGCTGTAGTCTTTAAAATAAGTATTGCAACTGAAGCAATACGCAGACCCATCAGCATTCTGGCTTACTGGGTCACTTCCCCCACAACTGTGGCAGGGGAGATTGTATTTGACAAAAGCCATGTTGATACCTCATGATTAATCTTCGGTTTCAACTTCCGTGTCCTCATCTATGATAGCTTCATCCGTAAGCTTATCTTCAAACAGCCCTTGTATGTACGTAGCTCCTGCTTGTACTAACTGAATCTTGTCGTTGTACTGTCTGACGTTTACCATTGCTTGACCTAGAAGCGCAAACAAACCTTGCGCCTCTTCGTCTAGCTTTGAAACCTCATAAGAAACATCGCCTTTCTTATATGTATCCATTATAACTCATCTCCCATTTCATCTTCAATGTCGAACTCGCCACCATCAACGTCTCCGACTGTTACTAAATCTAGAACCTGCATAGCTTGGAAGTCAAGACCTTTGAAAGTCTTACCTTTCCAAACAGATTCCCATTCTTTGTACTGCACCTTTACCTTAGAGCCATTACCTACACGCTCATCTAGTGGATTCTTTGCAGAGTCTACTAGCTTAGGTGGTTGACGTACCATGCCGTTAGGGCCATTAACTTTACGCTTGATTACTAGCGCTTGTCCCTCGTCCATTTCTTTTACAGTGAAGCCTTTAGTTTTGAAAGACTCTGCTGTGTCATCATCGACTACTAGGTTTACTGTGTAAACTGGTTCATAAGTTGTGTTCGGTGTTGTTACACTTGCCCAGTAGGCTGTTCCTGATACTATTGCCATGTTACTATTTCCTTTTGTTGGTTGAAAATTAAGGTGTGATTATACCACAAGTTTACTTCTTTGTTAAGTTTTTTTTCAAAATATTTTCGTATGGGTTTGTTATTTCTAACGCACTCCCCACTACAACTACAGTTAATACTAGCCACAGTGGGGCGCTTAGTGCCAACAGACTCAATGTAATTACGACTGTTGTCATTTGATTAAATCACTCCACGTTTTTAGTTTGTTTCGTTTGTTCTCTACAGCTTGTAACATATCAGATTCTTCCATAAGATTATGTTCGACTAGCAGGGTAGCCATGCACATAACATCACCTGCTTCCTGTATTAAGTTATCTCTATGCTGTATCTCGTCTCCGAACCGCAACAGCTTACTACAAGCCATTGCAAGTTCGGCACATTCTTCCATAGTTATAACGAGTAGCTCTCGCTCAAGTTCGGTCATTTGTTCTGATAACATTATGCCGCCCAAGCAAATGCCTTACGCACCATGTCCTGTCGGTTGGCTAACACAGAAGCTATATTAGATTGTGAAGCTTTTGTATAGCCCCCTGAGTGTGTAGACCAGTCGGTGAAAGCATTGTATAAAGCCCAACGATTTTCGCCTAGTCTTGCTTTATACATCTGATACTTAGTCCAAATGTAGTGAGCATTCTTAGCTTTGTTTTTATTATTAGCAATAACATAGTCAGGTGTTGAGTCTACAAGTTCGTCAATAAGTTTCTCTGAACCTACACCCTTACATATTTCTATGAAGGCTTCGTTAGAGCTAACGTGCTGACTATGAAACTGTTGCCACAAGTCTCGTTGATTCTCAAAGACATCGAGAGCCTTAACAATTATGTTAGCTCCGTGGTCAATGTTCAAGCTCTTGGTGTGTTTAGATTTATATACTGCAACCTCACCACCAATAAACACTTGTAGATTTGTACAAGCAGACTGTATAGCTGCCGCACTAATCATAAAGGGAAACGTCCCGTCAATAGAACTGGTGGCAAGTAGACTAAGAGATGCAGTGTCTCCGTCTGGAGTCTTATAGTCATGGGCAGGTAAAGTATATTGTACAAAGCACCTAGAGCCATTGTGAGAAGTCCTTATACGTTCTTCAATATCTGTTATGTCTAAGTCGGAACGCTCCAGTATAGCCCTTGTAGCATCTATCATTTGCTTAGGGGCTACAGCCTGATAGTCATGACCATGAACACCTAGCTCTTCACCAGTATCTGTACGATAGATAATAGACTTAGAGCTTTTCATTTCTGGTAGCTCTTCTTCGTATGGAAGATAGCTTAAAGGTAATGATTGTATATCAAAATCTGCTGACCCATATCCCTTATCTCTAAGGGACTGGGTAGCACCATAGTTTCCAAACATAGGTGTGACATTAGACATTACTGTACTCCTTCTAAGCCATTGATATCCTTGATGTTATTGAAGCTAATAGCTCTTGAGCCTTTGTGTTGTAAATAGAAAGCCCATTTGTAACAGTGTAGAATGTTGAAGCACTCGCCTTTGCTAACCTCAAAGCGGTTCTTAGAACTTCTACGTCTAACAATAAAAGACTTACCAAATAGTTTGCCGTTTTTCTTACCGCTAAAAACGAGTGAGTGTACTGCTGATGCTACAAAGTTAAATAAAGTTTCCATAGTTTTTTTACCTTTAGTTTAAAAAAATGCTTGACAAGTGCCTCGACTTGTGGTATACTAACTTAATATCTTATAAGTTAATAAGTTCATACTGAACTTCTTATTA